TTCCCTGAGTTCGGCTATTACATCCTCCATTTGCGCTGCAACCTTGCGGCTGACTTGGTGGCATGTCCTAGCGCGTCAGGTTACGGCTACCTCGCTTAATAGCTAGTCTCTATTCATCAAGGCTTGCCTTGGAGTAAAATCTAAGGCAAGCTCTATGAGGAGAGAATAACTATTATGAAACTAACTATACCGACAGATTATACCCTGCCTGAAGATGTTGCTGATGGCGATACCTTTGAAGAGCTTGTGACCTTCCGTGTCGAGGGAGATTCCCTTGTTCCGACCATGATTGCTGGCGTTGAGATCGCCGCAGACGAGGAAAAGGACATGGAGATGGAGGACGAGGCCGCTGACGAAATGGAAGCTGGCGTGTCCCCTATGGCTGGCATGGGTGAGCGTATCATGGGCATGGCTTAAAGGACGGAGACCATAGGCTATGGCTCTCCCTACTTTAGATGCGGTGTTTGCTTCGGCGGCTGATCAGCCCCGAAAGATGATGCTTGCCAAGTGGCTTGTTGAAGAACTTGGAGAAACACAGGCTCCTTCTTCTGTTTTGGTTTCGGGCTTGGATGTTACAAATGCCAATGGATTGTATGTCCAAAATGGAGAATTGGAAGGAAAAGCTGCATATTTTCTAAATGGAACAAACACAAGTAATAGTCAGGCTTTTATTGCGTGGAATGGAACAACTTGGGGAATCGATGAATCGGAACTTGGAACTATTTTTACATCCATCGAAGATGTAACCTATCCTTGGCTTGTAACAAATTGGGGGTTTAGTGGATCAGAAGCAGTCACAGAGTCTCCATCACCAAGCCCGATATCCAACTACGTCACACTCCCAGAACGCTATCTCTGGGCCAAGATTGCCGTAGCCGCAGGCGCACCAAGAAGCGAAGCGGACTACATCTCTCTTCCCAAACAGTATGCGTGGAGTGATATCTACAATGCGGTATCTGGAGATATTGCGTTTTCTGCAACTACTGTTTCTGGTGCGGGGTCTAACGAGGTCAACGGAACCTACACCTATCGCGGAACATTTAATGGCAAGCCGTATTACAATTTGGTTGGCGAGCCAGATAATGCTGACACAGCTCCTGTAAGTTGGATTGGAGACAGGTGGACAATTGTAAATTCTTTGCAGGAAGAGCGTTATGAATCATTGGAAGATACAGGGTTTCCTTGGCTAGTCGAAACATGGATCGTGGCGGGTTCTGGAGAAAGCCCTGTCCCCACTTTGACCCAACAAACCCCGAACCATACCGACTGGAGCGAGAAACAAGCTTTGGGGCATATTGCAGCCGCCTATCGCGGAGACACCGCCAACCCCGCAAACCTAGCTACATATATCGATTGGCCTTGGCGCTATCAAGTGGCTTCAATCATTACAGCACTATGAGCGTAGAAGATATACCAAGACGCAGAGGAATGGAGCGGGGAGTTAAGCTTACGATGAGTGAGTTGATTGCTGGGATTGCCCTGATGGTCACCTTGTTTTCGGCGCTTAATGGCTGGGTTGTCTTGCCAGAACAAATGCGGTCTATCCAAGCCAATGATGCTAAACAGGATGCGCGGATTGAAATGATTAATAAAGAAAACCAAGAGAGATCTGAGACCTTGGCCCGCATTGACGAGCGTACAAAAAGAATCGAAGATTACTTGAAATCCAAGGGATTCTAGTCTAGCTTTAAATCTATGAAATCATTCTTTGCCAAAATCTGGGGGATTACCTCAAATGTCTTTAACTTCTTCCTTCCTGTCCTTCGGGAAATTGCCTCCTCTTCGGTAGCAGTTCTTCTCCCGATTGCCTTGGAGATCGTCCAATCGCTGGCCTCTACCGATAAAACGGGAGCCGAAAAGCGCGAAGCCGCAGTCAAAAAACTTACCACTGCTGCTAAAAAGCAGGGCGTCAGTGCCTCTGAATCCCTGATTCGTTTCACGGTTGAGTCGGCGGTTCAACGCTACAAGCTGGAGCAATAACCAAATGAAAGATAAAATCCTCGCATTTCTAGTTAGCAAGCTGGGTGGAGTTATTACCCCCCTCATTGCCATGGTGGTCGCCGCCATTGTATCCCGTCTTGCCATGGTTGATCCCAAGTTGGCAGAGTCCGTCGATCAAGTCAGCCTTACTGGCTTCATTGTGGCTCTGCTTATTTCTATCGTTAACTACGTTACAAACGAAGTGAACGTCAAAGGTATCAAGAAGATCCAAGCTTTGGTTCACACTGATGAGGATGGAGTGGCTGGGCCGATTACCTACACCGAAGTTCGTCGGGCCATCGCCATCAAGAAGCCCGTTCGCCGCAAGAAGAAATGAGATTATCCCATGAAACCCTCAAAGCAATACTCGTCCCAATCCCGCCCAAAGAAGATCGCAGAAATTTCTTTATCCGTTTATTCAGTTCCCTCAAAGTTGGAATCCAAATCAAGCGGGGCCATGATGGAAAAGTTGCCAAGTCCTACCGAATCGGAGGTAGAGCGGATTTCTAGGAATTGGAATATTGGGCGGCGTAAGTGTTGCTGGTAACCTGATGGGGTCTACCCATGTGGAAATCAATCCTGAAACTACTTGGGCTAGAGTCAAAAAGTGGCCCAGCGCCGTCCTTGCCGAATTCGCCATCCGTATCCAAGCCGAACTCCATGACAGAGCCGAAGCCCGAAAAGAAAACCTACCGCGAGACAAGGGTTACAACCCCGAACAAAAGCCGAAAGCCCATAAAGCCTCTGGCCATCGTCCTCCACCACAGCGGGGGAACCTACAACGGGGGAGTAAGCTGGATCAAAAACCCCGCAAGTAAGGTCTCCTACCATTGTTTAATTGCGCGAGATGGGCGCAGGACAGTCTTTGGTAATGATACAGATCGGATGTGGCATGCAGGGGTCAGTAGCTACAAGGGAAAGAAGGACGCCAATAGCTGGTCAATCGGGGTGAGTTTTGAAGGGGATAGCTACAAGGAGCCTCTAAGTGATGACATGATTGAGAGCGCCATTGAGTACATCAAGCCCAGACTAGAAAAGTGGGGAATAGGACTAGACATGGTGTTGGATCATCGTATTATTTCCTCACCAAGAAAAAGCGACCTCAATCCCGAAGAATACCGCAAATTTATCACCCGTCTTAAAAAAGCAGTAAAATGAGCAAGCCGTTGAAGCCCAAGAAGAAAAGCTACCCGAAAAAGCCCGAAGTCAAATCCTGCTACTATTGCGGGTCAAATAATATTGAACAAATCAGAGTGGCGCATGTCGGAGTTATTCGTACATGCAAAGATTGCAAAGAACAGCTAGACTAAGTCTATGGCCTCTCACGATCAGAGACTCCAGAAGGTATTGGACAAACTATGTCGGGATCTGGTTGAATACTTTGATTCGGGCTTTGTCGTTGCCACTTTTCAGGACGGGGCCGAAACCAAAAACGCTTTCCTTAAATTCGGCAATGATTACGCCATCGAAGGCATTGTATCCAATATCCATGACATCCTCTACGGGCAAGAAGAGGACGAGGACGGGGATGACGATCTAGATGACGGGGATCTGAAGAAGATCATCAAAGACTCTTAACAACCACACCAACACAATACATGACTACAGTATACATCTGTGGCCCTATGAGGTCACATCCAAACCTTAATCATCCTGCCTTCTTTGAGGCCGAAGAGACTCTGCTAAAAGCGGGGCACAAGGTTATCAACCCTGCAAGGATGGATCAGGAGTTAGGGTTAAATCCCCACAACTCCCAAATGGACAGCAAGTTTATTGAGGACTGTGCCCGAAGGGATATTGATGCGGTCTTTGAATGCGACGAGTTGGTTCTTCTTCCGAAATGGGAGAAGTCCAAAGGAGCCAGAGCGGAGGTCGCCGTAGCCCAATGGCTAGAAAAGCCCTTGCGTCTCTACCCATCTATGGTTAGATTGGACAAAGAAGATGTGTGCGATATTGCCAAACGTCTTACTTCCTATGATCGCCAAACCGACTACGGAAGTCCCATTGAAGACTTTACCAAACAAGCTAAAATGTGGGGAGCTATCCTTGGAGTCAATGTGACCCCGCAACAGATCGCCATGTGCATGATTGCGGTTAAACTTTCAAGACTTACCAATTCACCCCGTCATCGTGACTCAGTCGCGGACATCTGTGGGTATGCGCGGTGTTTAGATCTCTGCAACCAAGCAACCTCTCTATGAGCAAAAAAATAGCAGTCCTATCGGACTTCCACTGCGGCCACAAAGTAGGGTTAACCCCGAAAGGCTACCTCCCAGAAGAACCAGCCGAAGAGCGGTCACGTTGGGTTAACGCCAACAAAGCCTACTACAACTGGTATAGCCAGAACATCCGCAAAAACGGCCCATACGATATCATCTTTATCAATGGTGATCTTGTGGACGGAACGGGCAAGAAATCTGGCGGAACAGAACAGATCACTACCGATATGGAGGAGCAGTGTGATATGGCGGTTAAGATTATCCGCGAAATCCCGAAATCCAAAAACTGCAAGATTGTTATCACTAGGGGAACGCCCTACCATACTGGGGATTCTGAAGACTGGGAGAACATCATTGCAGAGCGTGTAGACGCTACAATCGGAGAACATGAGTGGGTAGATGTAGAAGGGGTTGTATTTGACCTTAAACACCATCCAGCGGGTTCTAGCGGTATTCCCCATGGTCGGCACTCAGGAGTGGCCAGAGATCGCCTCTGGAACCTCATATGGTCTGAAAAGGAGCTACAGCCCAAGGGGGATGTCTTTATCCGCTCCCATGTTCATTACCACAACTTCGCAGGAGGCCCAGACTGGTTGGCCATCACTACACCAGCCCTTCAGGGGTTTGGCTCACGTTTCGGAGCCAGACGATGCACAGGTATCGTGGACTTCGGATTCTTGATTTTTACAGTTAACAAAGGAACATACACATGGCAACCCATTATAGCAAAACTAGAAGAGCAAAAAGCTCCAATGATAAAGTTGTAGTCCCTTCTTGGGATAGCGTTTGGGATTCCTTCAAGGAAGCCCGAATTAAGACCACCACAGAAGACATGGAGGCAGAGGGATGGAAACTCGCCATCCATGCCGCCAGAGAGGTTGGTCTTTCAAGACAGGCAATGTTCGACCTTATTTCCAAAGATATGGTTGAATCAACCAAGAAAAAAATTAACTACAGTGGCAAAACCAGAGAAATGGTGTTTGTCAGGCCAAAATGTTAGCTCAAATCAAACAGCTAAAGGTCAACATTGATGATCGTGGGTGCTTGACCGAAATATTCAGGTTGACCGATGATTCTTATGGGTTTGGTCAAGCCTATATCACAACCTGTACACAGGGAGTCATTAAGGCTTGGCACCGCCACAAAGAACAGGTAGATCGCTGGTATTGTGTTGGTGGCGTGGCAAGGCTTGGTTTATACAATAGTGAATCTGGAGTCAGCCAAACCGTTGTCCTCTCATCTTCCGTTCCAATGCTTGTGACAATTCCTGCTGGCATTTGGCATGGGTTTACTCCAGCTTGGGGCCACCGCGAAGCGGCCATACTCAACATGCCATCCACTCCATACGACATTAAGAACCCCGATGAAGACAGAGTCGGTCCTTACGAATTTGATTATAGCTGGAACCCCGAATCCCGATGATCGCCATAGCCTCTTACGCCACTAAAAAGTATTTCTATTGCTGGACACAAGTGTTGCGTCACATCACAGCAGCCGCCGCCCACCACCAAGAAGCCCACTTTATCTTAGCCACTGATACCAGCAAGGAGGCTAAAGATGCCTTAGAGGTTGCCCGCCATGAACTTCCAGAGGGATGGAAGGTAGCCTCTATCAACATAAACGTTAATGACGCAGAGGGAGAGAAATACAAAGAACAAAGCCAATTACTTATTGCTGCTCTTCAGGGTGCGGCGTTTGGCCTTGCCCGCAAAATCAGAGCCACTTCTCTATGGAGCGTAGAGAGTGATATGCTGGTTAGCGCCGAAAGTTTGAGAGTGGCAGAATGGGTATTGCAAATGCCCCAAGCTGACGGAACCCCCTACTATGATGTAGCAGCAGTGACCTACCCCAACGGACTATTCTTGGGAGGATTCGGAAGCCCGCAATCAGCTATCAATGAAGACTTTACCATGGAAGAGCGCAAGGTGCCCGAAAGATTGAAGAACGCAGTAAAAGCCTGCGAGGCCCGACTCAAAGATTGTAAAGACAAAGAAGTAGCTGAGAAAGAAATGAAGCGCATGGGCAGGCTGCGAGACCGAATCAAAAAATGCCCCCCCGATGGAAACGTCTGGGAGATTACAGCTAAGTATGGCTGGAGAAGACGGGGGTGGATGGACTTTGCCTACCCAGCTATTGGGAGGGGATCTATCGTTCCTTCGGACTGGTGTGGACTAGGATGCACCTTACTGAGCCAGAAAGCCCTCTCTCTGGCCACATTTGAAGGCTATGATGGTCGCGGCACCCAAGATCTCTTTCTCTGTTGGCACAAGTGGCACCCAGCAGGAGTCCGCATTGCTTGCGTCCCCCATACAGTGTGTGACCATGTTAAACGGAGGTCGCCCGATGCCCCGAAAGAAGCTCCTGAAATTATCCACTACAGAGCCTACCACGAAGACCAAGGAGAATACAGGGGGCATTTGAGAGTTAAGCCCCAGCCTTGGTTGGGGTTTTAATCGTCAATTGGTTGATCATTGAAATTATTGGCAGTGCTGGTTGAAACCGAGCCAAAACCTTCAGATTCAAAGAAATATTTAATAGGCTTTATTGCGGTTGGTACCCCCGACACAGAAAAAGAAAGAACTTCATTTGTGCTAATAAAGCTATTGCTTCCACTTTCTCCAGCGCCATAAGTTTCATAAAGTCCTTCGGGTAAAAAAGCTTGACCCTGCCCCGCAATTTGCAACGCCGAAATAGACGGACTCGGATATACTGCGAGTTGTTTGCGCGAAACATCAACCCAAAAAGTTTCAGCCGATCCAACAGCTTCCCAAGCAGAAGTCTCAGATTCGGCAGATGTGTTTTCCCCAAAAGCAAAAGTGGTTGTGCGAGATTGAGTTGCTTCATAATATCTCATAGAAAAACTCTGGGATTCGTTAGACGAGCTTGCGCTTCCGCTGATCGGAAGAAATTCTTGTGGTTTTTTAGGAGCAAAAAATATGGATCTGTCGCTTATTGTATTAAATTCATTTCCATTTACATAAGATGTTCCATTATTTCCATTTTCCCCAACAACCGCAAAACGAATTGTATCAATGCGCGTGGTATTCAAGTCGGCTAAAGAACTATAAAAACCTTTTATGGTTCCAGTGGATACAGATATATAACTTTGAGAAATTGATATCGAAATCTGTTGGTTTGAATTAAATGGCCAATTTACAACGTTTTCACTGGTTAATGAAAATCCTTTATTAAATTCTAAAAAACCAAGCCATGTTTGATCTATAAATGTATCTATAATAGTTGACACTTTAACAAGTTTGGTTGTTTGTCCTTCTCCCAAACTTATGGTTTCAAAAGAAGAAAGTGTGGTTGTAAATTCGCCATGTGTTAAAGCCGTAACGGCAGTTGTTGTAGTTGTTTGTTGGGAAAGCGTTTCTGGAGAGACATCACTGGTTTTTACAACAAGTCCATTTGTGGCAATGGGTGGATTATTGCTTGTCGCAATAGGCGAATAAGATATTCCAGCCAAACTTTCTTCTGAAAGAACAGTTGGAATCCATGTAAATGTTACATTATCCAAAGAGGTGACGGTTATTAGGGTTGTTTCGTACCCAGCATTACCGCCTTCCAGTTTTTCATAATATCCAGATTCAAACGAATTGTTATCACCAAAATTAAGAGTTAGTGTTGGAAATTCCAGAAATGGCATTAAACCATAAGTTGTCGTTGTTGCACTTAGTTTTGGGCCAACAGTATCTGTTGTTTTTAGAACATATGGGGGTATAGTTGAATCACTAACATCACTAACTAAAAGCAGCGTATTATACGTTGCCGAAGAAGCAGTAATTAGTATTTTGCTGGCTTCAGTGATGGTAATAGCTTCGCCCTCTGTGGTTGTAATTTGTTGTAAAAGTCCATTAAATGTTGCTATGCCAAGAGAAGTAGTTTGTCTTTCTGTTGTTTTCCAAGAGTTTTCCGAATTTACATAAGTCCAAACAGAATCTGCATGTGTTTCTTCGGCTGTTGTGGCTCCTATTCTTGTTACATCTTGTGTTGTCCAAAATTTGAGTGTTGTCTCAACGTTGGATTCATTGGGATAAGAAGTTATGCTTGTTAATGGAAATATTGCCGTAATAAATTCATCATTACCAGAAAATCCAACATATCCATCGGTTATGCTTGTTCCTAGAATATCTGTTATGACAGTTCTTTGGTATACTTGATCGAATATTTGATCTGCCCACCACCAAGTTATACCAGCACCATCGCCACCCCTAAAATCGTCCCAAGGAGAAAATTCCGAAATTGAAGTTCCGCCACCATCGGTGTCTTGTGCTGCATAAAAAGACGCACTATATGTATACGTTACAGAAAGAAAGTCTGAGTAACTTCCAACTGCACTTATTGAATTTGTATATACAAAGTCTTGAACAGTGCTGGCGGAAACTGTTGTTTCAAATGTTATAAACATTAGGTAACACTCCAAGCATACCAGTTGTCGTAAGGCAATTGTTGTAGTTGGATGTTTTGTTTTTCAGTTGTGAGCCTCTTTGATCCGTTTGCTGAAAGGTTGTTAAAAACGACTTGCTTAACATTGCTATTATAAACCGCGCCGATTAAAACCGAAAAAGCCGAAGACAGTGTCCACTTTCCTGCGGCTGGCGTGTCGGGAGGGGAAGAATTAACTTGCAATGAGCATCCCGTAATAGCAATGCCATCGGTTTGAACGCTCAAAACAACATAAAACGCAGAATCGCTTGAAATAAAAAAAGAATTATTCCAATTATTGGCAATAATTCCGTTGATTGTGCCGCCCCCAACAGTGACAATGTATTGGCTTTCATTGTCGGGGTTTTGTCTAGAGGTAATTCTAAAAGGATGGTCGGTTATTGCCCCTCCAGTATCCGATGCAGTTGTGGTTGTTCCAAATTTATCTGAATTACTATTTGGTTCTTTTCCTTTTTGAGGTGGTAATGCTGTAATTTCTGGAAGAGACAATTCCGAAGAAGATTGTGATTGTGCTGCATAATTATTAAAAGCTTCTCTGGATTTATCTGTTTTTTTTATAAAGTTTTCTACTCTAGAGCTTATTGTTTCGTCTGTGATTTTTCGAGAAGTTGAATCGTCTTCAGTATTATCCTTTCCATTATTTGATTTGTTGTCTGTTTTTAATTCTCTTATCAAACTTTGAACCTTTGAAATTATTTCCGATTCCAAAGAAGATATTTGACTTTTTAATTCGGAGTCTATTTGTGGTTTAAGCTTTGACGCTATTTGTACTTCTAGAGAAGGCAAATAACTTTGAATATTTTGCTCGTTCACTTTTTTAGTCTGCTAGTTGGTTGGCGTCAAAAATTGTTGCACTGACAATAAACCATCCAAATTTGAAAAATTCCACACTTGAATCTATCAAATAGAATCCATCCCTTGGAACATCCGCTGGTTCTGTTTCTTTTAATTCTAAATCAACCTCAACCTCATTTTTTAATTCAAGTGTATCTTCAATGGTTCCACCTTCTCCGTAAAATTCTACGCTTGCTTTTGCTTCAATTACTTTCAATGGTTTGACGTTGGGTACCCTTATTTTAAAAGCTTTGTTGATACAAGGAGGGATATTCAAGATAAATGGATTTATTGTTGTTGAAACATCTTTTTGCTTTGCGCTTGAAAAAACAGAGTTTTGTGCCCAAAGTTCTTGCCAAGAAAGAGAAACGCTTAGATTGATAGATCCGCTTGTTTTCTTGCCAATAATGGTAAACGAATGTCCCTGCGGTTTGAAAACGGGCCAATTTTGTATTGATTGATTTAATATTTCCCCAGCTTTGCCCAAAATGCCAGCTTCTGTAAGTGGGTTTTTAAGGAAAAAAATCACTGTTGTCGCTCTTAAATTTTGGGCAAATATTTCTTCTATATCAAGATTGAATACTGGAGTAGCGCCAAGCTCTGCATTAACAGAGCCTCTGTCATTTACGCTTGCAGATCTTAGTACGCCCCTTACTTCGTTATCGTTTTCAAATTCTCCCTCTGCTTCATCTTCCTGCCAAGTTATCTCGATGTTTTTAAGAATCCTCGGAAGACTTAAATTGATTCTTGTTGGATAAATTACTTTAAACTCTCCAAGCTCTGTTTCAAGTGCTTCTAAATCATATTCTTTTACCAAATATTTTCCATTTCCCAAAGACTGAACATTGGCTGTTATTTTTTCGGGGATGGTGTCTGTAATTTTTTCAATAAACGGAAGCTTTACGTCAAATGTGTCGATATAATCAGAAGACTCTATTTCTTCAAGTTCGACATCATCTTTTTTGGTTGTTACAATCCTTTGTGTGAACTCCGTGATTTTCTGTTCTAATTTTTTGTACTCCCCCTCTTCTCTGTTCAGAGGTGTCGGCTCTTCTGGAAATTGACCCTCCTCAAAAGCCTCAACCTTTTCTTCAATTGTCTCTGTTGTGTTCTTGCGAAATTTTGCTGGTATAAAATCTGGACGCTCGGAGGTATAAGATTTCTCATCGAAAACTTCATCAACACGAATTTCTGTTTTTACGCTTCGTCCATCGCCAAGAGCCTCAACAGATCCATCGATAAGAAGGGCAGATGGAAGGATTTCTTGTATTCCTCCAGACAACACTTGCTCTCTTGTCGCCAATTGTCCCCTTTGGGTTACTACAAAATCTTTAATTGGAACCGTGGGATTTTGACTTCTTTCAACTGTGGTTGTCCGTTTTACAAATTTGGTTACCTGTTCTTCAGATCTTGATAGTTGTGAGTTATCTAGGAAAAAATCTTTTTCTATTTCTCCCTCTTTAGTTTCTTCTTTTGTTATATCTACTTGTTGAAATCTAAATTTTTCTGGAGTGAAGTTGGGGCGACTTCTTCTTCTGACTTCATTTTCAAAAACCTTATCAAGGGTGTTTTCTGTTTTAAGCGTATATTGATCACCAAGGGCCTGAACGTTTCCGCTGACAAGAGCAGACGGGGTAATGGATTGTGTCCCCTTGGAAAGTTGTCTACTAACAATTACTTTTTGACCCTGCGGTGTTATTTCTTCATTAAGAAGCTCTGTGGTGTCTGCGTCATCTCTGGTTGTGGTTCTTACCCGTTTAAGAAATTCTGTTATTGCCTGTTCGCTTTTTGCGATTTCTTTTCCTTCAAGAGTTGGGGGCTGTTCAACTTCTCCAGCCACAGTTTTTTCACTAACTATAGAAGGTTTTTCGGCTCGAAATTCGGGCGGGATGGTGTCGGGCTTTTCCACCGAAAAAACCTGACCGACAAAAATTGGTTTGTCGTCTTGTGTTTTTAAGGTAAATCCATCACCCAACGCTTGCACGCTTCCGCTAACGGTGGCAGATGGAGTAATTGATTGTCCGCCACGAACAAGAGTTTTTGACCTAGTAATAACCACGCCATCATTATCAACGATAAGTTCTTGCAAAGAGGGATACGGGCCTTCTGCACGAATCGTGACTGATTCTCTGATTTTATTAGCAGTAATTCGCTCAACAGTTTTAGCAACCTCATTAGAGGATAGAGAAAAGCCAGTATCACTACCACTGCGGGTGGTGGCGGTAGTTGAATCAGCCAAGGTAGCCCGAAATTCTGGGGGAACAATGTCTGGTTTTTGTTTTGATTCTTGTCTGTTGTCAAAAACATTGGGGGTATCAACAATACGTTCAACTAAAGATTCTGCGTCTTCTCGGGAAACCTCTACCGTTCTGGTTGCGGACGGTCTTGGAGACACATAATCTTTAGCAGCCTTTCTTTGTGTGGTAACTGTTACCAACTGTCCGTCATTGTCGGTAGCCCTGCCGATTAATTGTGGCCCGCTCACCGAATAAGTTTGAACAATCTTAACCGAAAGAAATTCGTTGTATGGTTCGTAGGAGGTCTGGGTGATAACTCCGTTGACGTTCTCTAGGCTTCCCTCTTCTTCTCCAGTGGGGACAAAGAGTTGGCGGCGTTCTTGAACCGCTCCGCGAGAGGCATCATAAAAATCCCGATCCCGAATAGGAAAAAGAGAATTGCCATCATCGTCAGTGGCAACAGACCAAGACTCCTCAATCTCGGTGTAGACAATGGCAGAGCCTTCACGGGCTTCGTAGTTAACCCTCTGATCGGGGCCAAGGCGGGCAACTTGTCCTTCGTTCTTAACAGAGCGGCGTCTGCCTTGAATCGGGCCTAGATCATCATCATAGCGGGTAAACGGAACATAGGGAGCGGGGAGAATCTCGTAGATGTGGGTGACAATCTGGTCTCCACTCGCTGGTTGTGCCCCTGTGAACACATGGTTGGGATAGCGTTTGCTGTCTGGATGCGGGCTTAGATCTTCAGGAACTCTGTAGCCAGCAGTCCTTGGATCAAGGCGTATTGCAACCACGGGGTAATCGCGGTCATTGGCGGCATACGAGGCAACGTAAAAACGTGAGAGCGGAGGATAATCGGCCATGGAATCCCGAAAACTTACTCTAAAAAGAAGATGGCGGCAAGATGATTTTCCGCTTGCATCGCCCTTAATCTTTGCTAGATTCCAGATTGGAAGGCATTCGTCTTCCTGTTTTAATGTGTGTGTGGGGCGGGGTCGGGCTAAAAACTCGGCCCCGCTTTTTTTTGAACGCTTGACAAGTTGGGTTGTCGGATATAACGAACATCTACCTATATGGCATATCAATCAAACCAACCCAAAGCACCAGTCCTCTCACATTTCACCTTGGCCAAAAATGGGCCGAAGCTTGTATCCGTCAAATCTCCCCCCAAATGGGTGAAGTCAAATAGCCTATGCGTTATCGAATTAATCGTTGATGGCGTGGCCCATGTGTATTTCACTGAGAATAAGGACATTGCGTCGAAGTTCCAGCAATATGTGGGCAAGTCCGTAGTGCTGATTGCTTCTGGAAACTCCAAGCAGAAGACTGATTCCATGGAGATTCAGCCTGCTGGGGTGCCCGCTTCAAGCCTGCCCGCCGCACAGAGTGCCCCGCAATCGCCCCAGAAGGCCCCAGAAAGCGTTGTTTCAGCCGCGAAGACCCCAGAGCGCGAAGCCAAGGAATTCCTTTGCAAAGCGGCGAATCTGATGCGTCTATGCGTAAAGAAAGCCAACGACATTGCGGTGGAGATGGATCTCTCCAGCGAGCATAGGCAGGGAATTGCCAGCAGTCTTTTCATCAATGCAGATCGCCACGGGTTTGTTGCGGCCATGCCAATCAATCCCTACAAGCCCGAACAATTGGGTTTCGGGGCAAGCAAGGCCGAATCCCTGAATAGTCCACAAGCGAATGACTGATGAGCGAGAGCGCGGCATCGAAATTCTGTCGCATGATAAGGGATCATTCCTCGTTCAAAGTCGGACGAATCGCGAAGACTACTACATGGTGGAGTTCGCTACCGATGAAGTCGGGGATATCACAGGATGTTCCTGCACTTGTTCGGGCTATCAATTCCGCAAAGAGTGCTTCCACATCCGATACCTCTGCAAACTCTTGGGCGTCCAAACGCCGAAATCAAACAACAACCAACTAATAGCAGCATAGTATATGAAGAAATCCAAAGGAGAAAAAAAGATCAGCAAGGTCATGCGCGAGTATGGCAGTGGTAAACTCAAAAGTAGTTCTGGCAAGAAAGTTACCAGTCAGAAGCAGGCTGTGGCCATCGCACTCAGCGAGGCTGGCATGAGCAAGAAGAAAAAGAAACGCTAGTGACTGTCACTAATACATTCAATCTCCCCCAGCCGTTCGTTGACTTGGTTAGCGAGGACACCTACAGCAAGGGCGAGTCCGATATCACCACTACGGGGTTGGCCCAACCCCCCAAGATTTCCGAACTATGGAGACGCCACGGCAACGAGATCACCATGGACTGTTCCGAGAAAGTGTGGACGATGTTGGGAACCGCCAATCACTACGTTCTGGAGCAAATAGCGAAGCGCAATCCTGAACGCTATGTTTGCGAGCAACGCTTTTATATCGATGTGGATGGCGTGAAGCTTGGGGGCCAGATCGACCTCTATGACCGCAAGACTGAAACCCTATGGGACTACAAAGTCAGTAGCGTCTACAAAGCCATGAGTGATGACAAGCTTGAGTGGACAAAGCAAGCCAACGTCAATAAACTCCTGTGTGAACACAATGGAATCCACCCCAAGAAACTGGCCATTCTACTTGTCTGTAAAGATTGGAAGCGCAAGGACGCCGAATTCAAGGCCGACTATCCCAAGTGCGCCATCCAAGAAATTCCGCTCCA